TGCTTTAGCAGCAGGTATTAGAGGAAATACTAAAGCAATAAATAATTTAAACACAGGTATAGATGCAAACATAATTAAAACAGGCGACATGAATAAGATTATGGCTGCACTTGAAGAAAGATTTAAAGGCCAGGCAGCAGCTAGATTAGACACTTACGCAGGCAAAGTAGATGTGTTGAAAAAGAGCGCAGATGAAGCCTCTAAATCTATTGGCAAAAGTTTAGTAGGTGCTTTAGAAATTTTAAGCAAAGACAACTCTGTATCTGAACTTGCTAATGATTTTGAAAATTTAGGCGATAACATAGCTTACGCAATAATACAAATGGCAAAACTATTAGACAAATTAAGCGCAGTTACAAGCAGTGCGTCATTTAAACCTGCTTTATTGTTATTAGGTGCGGCTGCATCGGCTGCAACAGGTAACCCCTTACCATTCGTAGCTGCGTTTGGCACTGTAGGTGCTATGGGTATTGGTGGTGCTTTAACTAGCAAAAGATCATTAAGCTCAGAAGAAAACAGTACATTAGCCAAAGCACGTATTTTAAATAGGAGAATTGAATCTAAGATTATTGCACTAACTAATACTACGCGTAAAGAAGAATATGACATATTAAAAAAGAAAACCGCACTTGACAAATTAAAAGAAAAGTTTGATTTAGAGCGCGTAGGATTAACAACTGCTTTAAATCAAGCAACCGATGAAGAAATAAAAACTAGAATAAGAGCTAAAATAACTATATTAGATCAAGATGAAGTAGAATCTGTAAAACGGTTAGCTGAATTAGAAGCAATAGAAGCATTAAGAAAATTGGCCGATAGTGCTGGATTAGCTGGTAAATCTTTAGAAAGTTTTGGAGTAGAAAAAATTAGAACTTTAAATACTAAAATAGACACTTACATAGAAGATATGGCAATATCTATAATTAGAGAACTTAACGCACGTATTGCAGCGATGCTTGCAAAGTTTAATTTTACAAGTCCAACTGGCGGCAGTGGTGCTTCTGATGGTGGTGGTGGTGGTGGTGGTAACATTATTTATTCATCAGCAGTGCAAAAATTTGCTATAGAATCAACAGCAAAATTAAACGATAAAATACAAGATTATTTAGCAGGCTTTGGCATGGGTGGCGTACAACGCTCATCATCACAAAGTCCGATGGATATTAAAATAACAGTAGATGCAGGTGGCGATAGAATGAGTCAGGCGATAGCAGAAAGCATACAGGTCGCGACTAGATCAGGTTATTCAACAGTACCTGCTGGATTCTTAGTATGACCGTACCAGTAATAAATGCTGTAATAAATTTTTCGACTGGACCTAGTTTTGCGCAGAGTTTAATTTTAGGATCAGGCATACTAGATACAAACGTATTGGCAGATGCAGCTGCTGTAATTGTAGATGTGTCTAATCAGGTTAATCGAATAGAGACTAATCGTGGCCGTACTGCACTATCAGATCAATTCCAGACAGGCTCATTAACCTTACGCATAACAGATCAAAATGGCGATTTTAATCCGCAAAATGTTACTGGCCCGTATTACAATTTATTAACACCTATGAAAAAGGTGCAGATTACTGCAACCTATGGCAGTGTTACTTATCCTATTTTCTCAGGCTTTATTACAAGTTATGTGACTACATACCCAGGTGAATCTGGTGAAGATGTAGCTATAACAACTATACAAGCTGTAGATGCATTTAGATTAACGCAAGTAGCACAGATAAGCACAGTCACAGATGCTACTGCTGGGCAACTATCAGGCACACGCATTAACAAAATATTAGATGAGATTGACTGGCCAGCGACTATGCGTGATGTAGATGCAGGTCTTACTACTATGCAGGCAGATCCTGGCACTAACCGCACAGCACTACAGGCGTTAACTACTGTAGCTACGTCAGAGTATGGCGCACTCTATGTAGATGCCAGTGGCTCGTTTGTATTTCAAGATAGAGACGTAACTGCAGGATCTATTGGCGGCACACCTACAGTCTTTGCAGATAATGGCACAGGCATAGATTACTTTGATGCAAGTTGGATACTAAATGATGTGCTTATATTCAATAAAGCCACTATTACTAGAACTGGTGGCACAGCCCAGGTAGCCTTAAATCAAGCCAGCATAGATAAATACTTCTTACATAGCTACTTCTTAGACAACCTTTTAATGCAAAGCGATTCCGTTGCACTCGACTATGCACAGGCTTATGTGGCGAGTAGAGCTGAAACAACCATTCGAGTAGATGCCATAGTCCTAGATCTATACACTTCTAATTACAACACAGGCATTATTGCAGCCCTAAACCTAGACTTTTTTGATCCTATAAAGGTAATTACTACACAGCCAGGCGGATCTACCCTAGAAAAAACATTACAGATTTTTGGTGTAAGAATGGACATAACACCGAATAGTTGGAAAACCACGTTCACGACATTAGAGCCAGTCATAGACGCATTTATCCTAAATGATACGATTTATGGCACTTTAGACTATAATGTCCTAAGTTACTAGGGAGTAAAAATGGCAGCAGGATTAGGTTTTAAGGATTTTGTTACGGGCGAGGTACTGACCGCCGCTGATGTAGACGGCTATTTAATGCAAGGTGTCTGGGTGTTTGCCAGTGCCGCTGCTAGAGATGCAGCTGTAACCTCACCACAAGAAGGTAACTTTGCCTATCTTAAAGACACAAACGTAACAACATATTACACTGGTAGTGCTTGGGCTAATTTAGATACAACTGGCATGACTAACCCAATGACAACTACAGGCGACACAATTTATTCTTCTAGCGGATCAACACCAGCTAGACTTGGAATTGGTAGCACAGGAAATGTGCTTACAGTAGCTGGTGGTGTGCCAACTTGGGCTGCACCTGCTGGTGCTGGTGGTATGACTTTAATTACCGAACAAGTATTAAGTGCTTCAACAGGTTACCAATTTACAGGACTTGGAAGTTACAAACAATTATTATTAGTGTGGAGTGGCTTAACAGAGTCAGGCAGTGGTGATTGGGATTTAAGATTAAATAACGATTCAAGTGCAACAGTTTATAACACAGCAGGATTAGGTGCTTATAATACTACTATTTGGCAAAACCAAGCTGCTGGTAGTTCATTGTGCGCACCATCAAATGCACCATTATTTACACAAGGTGGATATAATCCAACTGAATTATATTCTAATGGTATGGGTGAATTATACATTGATAATTATACCTCATCAACAAAATTGAAGCGTTACTGGGGTTTCACAACATTCCGAGATGGCCCTGATAACTCTAAAAAATACATGACTTTTAACGGAGTATTTAACGACACTGCTGCAATCACCACATTAGATATTGTAAGGTTAAGTGGAAGTGCAACTATGAGTAATGCAGCTAATACATCCATCCGTCTTTATGGAATATCTTAGGAGATAAAATATGAAAACTATTGTAAATTGTGAAACAGGCGAAGTAATAGAGCGTGAATTAAACAAAGCCGAAAAAGATCAGCAGAAAATTGATGAGGCTAATGTAGCTGCAAGAAAAGCGGAATTAGAAGCAAAGGCAGCAGTTAAGGCAACAGCCGAAGGCAAACTTGCAGCACTAGGTTTAACGACTGACGATTTACGCGCTTTAGGTTTATAGCTAGTAAATGAAGCCTTGGCTTTGTGCAGCTGGTACACAATTAAGAGATCAGATTGATACCTGGTACCCAGATCGTCGCTCTACCTCTGATGGGTGGGTGGGTGATGCTCGTCATTCCGCCACAAAATCGGATCATAATCCAGATGCAGATGGGTGTGTACGAGCCATTGATGTTGATTCTCGCTTGGATACATCCGAAGGGATCTCAGTATATTTGGCTGACCAGATCAGAAAGTGTGCGAAAGCCGATAAGCGCATATCTTACGTAATTCATAATGGCATGATCGCTAGCAAAATACTTAATTACAAGTGGCGTAAATACAGAGGTTTTAACAAGCACACAAAGCACATACATATCAGCTTTACAAAGTTAGGCGATAAAGATAGCAAGCCGTTTGATATACCACTACTTGGAGGTAACATATGAAAATAAGCAATAAGCAAAAGGCAGTACTTAAATCATATTTTAGGGGTGTGCTTGTATCATTCTTAACATTCTTAGCCAGTAATGAGCTAGGACTAGATCCAGTTATATCAGTGGTAGTGGCCGCACTTGCAGGCCCAGCAGCTAGGGCTTTAGACAAATCCGACAGTGCTTATGGCATCGGTGCAGATGAAGCATGACACCGGGCGAGTGGGTCGCATTAGCCGTTGGCGTATGCGCCGTATGTACAAGTTTATTAGTGGCTCTACGTTGGGTTATTAAGTCTTACCTAACAGAGTTAAAACCTAATAGCGGATCTAGTATGAAAGATCAACTTACTAGATTAGAGCAGCGTGTTGATGATCTATATTCCCTAATAGTTAAGCGACAATAATCCTATGGCTGATACAAGGCGTAAGCGTAAGAAGATAAACAGACGTGTGGTGCGTAAATCACCCGAGCCATTATCTAAACTAGATCAGCATTATATTGCTATGAATGAGATCTACAAGGCTGCACGCAAGGCTGGCTTTAGTGAGAGCTGTAGCTTGTATTTTGTATCAGATAGAGCGACTATGCCAGACTGGGTTATTGGTAATGGCGGCATCATACCTAGTATAGATCCTACAGAAGAAGACGAAGATTAAGCGTTGGCTAGTAATTTCAGATCTTCAAATTCCCTTTCAGCATGAACAGGCAGTTAAGAACGTCATTAAACTTGCAAGACGCGAAAAGTTTGACGAGGTTTTATGTGTTGGCGATGAGATCGACTTTCAAACAATTAGCAAGTGGGCCGATGGCACACCTTTGGCTTACAGTCAGACTCTTAACGAAGATCGTGCAGCTTGTCAAGACATACTATGGGATCTTACCGAGTACAGCAAAAAGGCTAGTGTTATCCGCAGTAATCATACTGATCGCCTTTATAGCACTTTACTAAAAGCACCTGGTCTAATAGGTTTACCAGAGCTGCAATATCCTAAGTTTATGGACTTTGCAAGTATGGGCATTGATTATTACAAGACAGCCTATGAATTTCATCCTGGCTGGGTATTAGCCCATGGCGATGAAGGCAGCATGAGCCAGCACGCAGGTATTACAGCCCTTAACCTGGCTAAAAAATGGGGCAAATCGGTCATAGCAGGCCATACTCATAGACTGGGCATGAGTGCCTATACAGAAGCCATAGGAAGCCATTACAGACCCTTATATGGGGTTGAGGTAGGTAATCTAATGGATAGAAAAAAAGCCTCTTATATCCGCTATGGAAGCGCGAATTGGCAGATGGGTATTGCTATACTAGAAGCCGTAGGAAAGACACTAACACCCACGTTAGTGCCCATAAATAAGGATGGCTCATTTACAGCTCTAGGGCGGTATTACGGGTAACATCGTTACCTAATCGTTATACAAACTACGCCCTAAATAATCCACAAAGTCATACACAAGTGCGACACTACAGCTGTGCCACAAATTGTGGTATGGAAAGTAGGGCTACATGATTGCAACAACAGCACCATGGATAGTGCTTTATAGCGTCCTGGGTTATTTTATTGCGTGGGGCGTTTACGAAACAATTAAAGATAATGCATTTCAGTCAGGTTATTGGAAAGGTCGTAAAGACGGCTACGACATGCACCGTAGGATCACAGATAGCAAAATCGATGCCAACAACAACTGAACAGTTATTCGATAATGTCATCAAAACTATTCATGAGAGAGGT